TTTCTTTTTGCTCGCTATGAGATCTTCCAGCAGAGAGGAGTAAACTACCACATCACAAGCAACCTCTCCGTCTCAGAGCTAAAGAGCCGCTTCGATAGTCGCCTTGTAGACCGCTTCCGATGCTTCAATGTTTTGGAGCTTCACGGAGCGAGCAGACGAAAGTAGAGGTGAACACAATAGTGCAACATTCGATTTAAGGGCGAAATTGAGCTCCTCGGCGAGTTTAATTATCGAAGTGGATAGATTATACCACAAGGCAAAAATAAGCGTCTTAGAACGCAGAAGAAAAGGAAGACTTAACGGGAAAAACTACTAAGATGAAAGGAACAGAGCACTTCAAGAAGACAATAGCCGAGTATCTGAACCAGAGGGCAGCTACAGACCCGCTTTTCGCTCCGAACTTGGAAAAGGAAGGCAAGAATATCGATGATTGTATTACCTACATCCTCAATCAAGTTAAGGAGAGCGGTTATAATGGATTTTCAGATGAGGAAATATACTCTATGGCGGTTCATTATTACGATGAGGACAATATAAAGATAGGAAAGAAAATAGAGTGTCAAGTGGCGGTTAATCACGTTGTGGAACTCTCGGACGAAGAAAAGGAAGAAGCACGACAAGAAGCCATCAATGAGTACAAAGATGAGCAACTCAAGAAACTAAGAGAGGCTCAACGCAAAATGTCGTCAAAGAAAACTGAAGAGAAGCAAGAGGAGGAAGCGCAGACTTCTTTGTTTGGAGCGTTGTTATGAAGCCGAATACTAGAATCCAGAAAGAGGTGGCAGCATTGAGTGCGAAGCTCCATCCAATCACTGAGGGGCAGCGCACTTGGGCATTCCGAAACTGCTTCGGTCATTACGTCGTGGCGATGAAGTCAGGAGTGAACACTTGTATGGAGTGTGGACACTCGTGGAGGAGCGAAAACCAACTCGCAGATATTGTTGTAAATAAGGTTACCTGCCCGAAGTGTGGTATGGAATTAAAGGTGATTCAATCCCTTAAGAGGGCGTTCGAGGAATCAGCCTACTTTGCTGTTGTGACAACGATAAGGGGGTGGCAAGTGGTGCGGATATACCAACTCCGAATGAGCATAAAGAAGGGGTATAAAGCCGAATACAATTGCACAGAAGTCGTACAACGTTGGCTGAATACACAAGGGGAGTCTCTTGTGATTGCTCGTATCCAGACTATGAACCACTATAACAATTCGTGGTGTCTTGATAGCAAGATGGAGATTCGCTACGAGAAGTGGTACCACGAGATCAACCCGTATAAGATATATCCAAGATACAACGTACTGCCAGAGATCAAGCGGAATGGATTCAAGGGCGAATACCACGACATCTCTCCATATCGGTTGTTTTTCCTCATTCTGAGGTACGACAAGGCGGAAACACTCTTGAAGGCTGGACAATACCCAATACTGAGATGGCTTGCAGAGGTCGGGCGCAATATGGATAGATATTGGCGAGCTACATGTATCTGCATTCGCAACGGATATATCATACCTAACGGCTATCTCTGGATAGACTACATAGACATGCTGACAAGGCTAGGGAGGGATACATACAACCCGAAGTTCGTTTGCCCAAGAGACTTAAAGGAGGCGCACGATAAGGCAGGCGCACAGATACGTAGACGAAGAGAACGAGAAGCTGCCGAACACTTGCGACAGAAGGCAAGAGAAGATGAGAGGATCTTCAAGAAGATTAAGGGCAAGTTCTTCGGTATTTCCTTCACAGACGGCACAATTCGAGTCCACGTCCTTGAAAGCGTGTATGAATACCTAGAAGAGGGGGAGGCATTGCATCACTGCGTGTTTACTAACGAATACTATCGCAAGGAGGATAGCCTTATCCTGTCTGCTAGGATTGATGGCATACGGATCGAAACTATTGAGGTCTCTCTGGATGCTATGAAGGTAGTCCAGAGCCGTGGACTACAGAACCAGAATACAGAGTATCACGACCGAATCGTGAAGCTGGTAGAGTCCAATATGAGGCTGATACAACAGCGAATGACGGCATAAGAATAGAAACAGAACAAGCAAAACAACAAAGAAATGGACAAAACTAATAAACTAGACGATGTAAGACTGACTTACGAGCAGAAGCTCGAGGTTGCAAGGTGGATTATTGACAATAATAGTAGAATGCTATTGACTGGGTCGATAATGCTAAAAGAAAGAGGAATAGACCTAGGTAGAGAGCCGAACGATATTGATATTTTGGTTGTGAGTAGAGACGGATTTAGTGGTTTGATTCTACCACCGCTCGCAACGGAGATTGAGACCAATAGCGATGATGGGTATATCGTTAAGGCTCGATACAAATACCTAGGCACAAAGATAGATTTTATCGTACAAGAGGATGAGGGTGAAATAGACCTTGATGATGATTTTGCTTTTATCGAAACTCTTCTTAAGAAAAAACAAGAATATGTAGAGGCAGACACGAATCCCGATAGTGTACAGAAGCACAGGAGAGATATAGAAGCTATCAAAAAGTGGATTAAGGATAATAGTAAGTAAGATGGATAAGAGGTTATTCGCCGTTGGTGTCTTCTCGTTCATGTTGGTGATTGTGATTGTGGTGTACATTCTCAGAGTTGTAACGTACGACTTCCGTAGCAGACCACTCACAAGGCGAGAGAAGAAGGTATGCGTAGTAGAGTTTGTTTGTCTCGTGCTTTGCCTCGTGACAGCACTCGCAGGGCTTAAAATGCTAGTGGAAATGGTATGAGAGAGATAAAGTTCAGAGGCTGGAATGGCAAAAACAAGAAGTGGATATACGGCTATTACTTCGTTAATCGTGGAGAACACTTTATATCTCCCGATGAGGTAGTAAACCCGCTTGTGAGCTACAATGATTTTGTAGTGGATAAAGATTCTATCGGTCAATACACGGGACTGAAAGACAAGAACGGAGTAGAGATATACGAGGGGGATATAGTATTGTATCGTGGATATAATGGGCAGATGAAAGCAACTGTTGTGTTTAGTCATGGGTGTTTCAATGTTGGATTTCATCAAGGCAGATCGACAACGAGAGCGCTAATACTTCTAAATCCAAAAATGGAGGTTATCGGCAACGTCCACGAGAACCACGAATTGATGAAAGGAGGAAGTCGTGAAGCGTAGGTGTATAAGATGTGAACACGGATACAATCCAATCCAAGGAAATATTCGCATTGATGCTCAGAGTTGCGACTTTGGATTGGAAGATGGAGCTGCTCCTGTCGGCGAAATATGTCCTATGGACGGAAAGAAACTTAGGAATTGTGAGATATGAATAGAGACGAAATACTAAATCAAGGCAGACCGAGTGAATCAAATTGCTTTGAAAGTGATAGAGAAGAACAGTGGTATAAATTAGGATTGTACGATGGTGCAAATTCTAACGTTTGGCACCCTATCACAGATATACCAACAATTGGGAAGCAGTGTCTTGTTGAATACGAAGCAGACGGAAAAGTCCGGTACCGTGTAGATAAGCGAAGCGAATATGAATGGATAGAAGCCTGCCATTACGACACTATCCTACGATGGATTTATATAGAAGATTTGGTATAAAAGATTGATAGAAATATGAGAGCAATGATGTTTAACGACCGCTTCTGTCTTACTGAGGCGGTGATAGAGAAGAGAAAATGGCAGACTCGACGAATCGAAAAGGGTCTAGAGCTACTCTCTGAGAGTAACTATAAGTTCGACGGCGAAAAGATAGTACTAGACTTCGAGGCGTCTGATGAGCCGATAATCATAAGACCGAGGTACAAGGTAGGCGAAATCGTAGCTGTTGCGCAGGATTACAAGCAGATATACGCAAATATGATTATTGACTTCTCAACGCACAATTACCACCTCCCGAGAGAGGATAGTGCGGAAAATTTCAGAGAAAAATATGAGGAAACGGCTGGATGGACTAACAAGATGTTCGTTCAACCCGAACTGATGCCGCACCAAGTCAAGATAACCAATGTGCGATTGGAACGCTTGCAAGATATAAGCGATAGGGATTGTCTTCAAGAGGGAGTACGAGAGACAGAAATACGCAAATACAAAGAAAATCCTGTCGGTGACATAGAGGTAGAGGTCGAAATCTGCTCGTGCCTGAAGAAGAATGACGGCAGAGCCTTAGTGTACCCTACTCCGCGAGAGGCTTTCGCAGCACTAATCGATAAAACGAGTGGAAAGGGCACGTGGGCGAGTAACCCCTATGTTTTTGTTTACGAGTTTATGTTGGTGATATAACTATAATAGCAAGAAACGAATAATTAATTGATTATAAAACGAAACGATATGAATACTTACAATGTAGATGAAGCAATACAGGCGCAAAAAGAGTATTGCAAAGAATGGGCAGAAAAGCATCCCAATGATTGGGCGTCTGAATTTATGAAAGATGGTAAAGGGTTTGCACCGATTAATGGTCGTTGCTATTGCTGTAATAAGAACGGCTATCCACGTATTGGTATGACGCTATGGGCGGACTACGTGGAGTTATCACAAGGAAATAAAAAGACGGAAGAATAAGGTTATGCTGAAAGCGAAAATCAAAAATACAGGCGAAATAATCAAAGTTGTGAATTACAACAGCGGGAGTGAGTTAGTAGAGCTTTTGTTTCCAACAAGCAATGGTGATAGGATCCTTAATTCCTGGGATGTTGTTTTTCTTGACGAAGAGGAGCACAAACCAATAGATTGGGAGCAGAGAAGATACGAGATAGCAAAGGATGTGTTGTCTTCTTCATTTTCAACTCCGATGGAGGGAACAAGCATAATATCGTATGTGCGAAGCTGCGTGCAAATTGCAGACATGCTGGTTGCAGAGCTGAAAGGAGGCGAGCAATGAGAAAAAGAATAACGATTGAAGTAGAGGTGTCAGGTCACGAGGAATTTGACGATGAGCAAATAGATAAATTCTTAGCTTTTGAGTTTAATTGCGGGTGTTCGATTGACAGCGAAGAATACGATGAGTGTTCTGAAAATATAGATTATAGGGTTGTAAGTTGTATCGTGGAATGAGAATCGAAGAATTATGTATAGGCGACTTGGTCGTAGAGATTGGTAAGCCTAACAGAGTGTACAAGGTTATCTCACTAGCGGTCGTGAATGATACCGATGTACATGTAGTGGACGTGGAGACCGAGACAGAATCTCAGATGTTCTCAGCTGACGAGTTGGAACTGATGGGGTATAGATACAAGCTTGCCCCATGGGCTTATTACGAGAAAGAGGATGTGTACAAAGCTGCAACCTCGGAAATACTAGGATTTGCCTACTGCATATCGGCAGGCGTGATTGTGAGTCATCTATACCTAATAGGGAAAGATGAACCTCAGCTTATTGGTGGATACATATCTGTCGAGTACGCTAAAGAAGCCGCCGAGAAGCACTTTAACGACTTAATGGAGAAGCTAATCAAAGAAGTTACAGAATAGAACTCATGACAGGAAGAAAATACGATTGTATTATAGCCATAGACCCCGATGTAACAAAGTCGGGGGTGGCTTTTTTGGATCCGTCCACAAGGCGTTTGAATGTGTCAAATTTGGCATTCCCAGAAGTTGTTGATTACCTGAAATCCGAAGCTGACAAAGCAAAGGCACACGCTCTCTCGTTGATTGTGCTTGTAGAGGCTAGTTGGATAATAAAGGGTAATTGGCACCTACAACAATGGGAGCGAAAGCAACGTGCAGCGTCTAAGGGGTATGATGTTGGACGCAACCATGAGACAGGTAGGAAAATTGTGGAAATGTGCAAGCATCTTGGAATTGAAGTGTTAGAACACGCTCCTCTCCGTAAGTGTTGGAATGGCACAGATGGCAAGATTACGCATGAAGAGTTGGCATACTTCACCGGTATAGCCGGAAGAACTAATCAAGACGCAAGAGATGCGGCTTTACTTGCGTGGTCGTTCTCGGGGTTGCCTATCAAGGTTAGGATGGGAAAGTTGTAGTATCTTTCGTCTGTGTAAGTATTTTATAGTGACATATTTAGTACCTTTGTAACATGAGTAAAGTAGTAGAGACAACAATTGACAAACTTCGCCCCGATGACCAGAATTTCAACAAGGGGACAGAGTATGGAGAGCATCTTATTGAGCAAAGCCTTCGAAAGCTCGGGCTTGGTCGATCTATCTTGCTCGACAGGAACAACCAAATCATTGCAGGCAACAAGACAACGGAAAAGGCTGGCGAATTGGGCTTTGAAAAGGTCGTTATTGTCGAAACGGATGGAAACACCCTTGTAGCGGTCAAGCGTAACGACATTGACCTTGATAGCGCAGAGGGACGTGAGCTTGCACTCGCAGACAATGCAACATCAGAAGCAAATCTTGAGTGGGATAATGGGTTGATCGCAGAAGTGGCGCAAGAGTTTGGTTTCATTCCAGAAGAATGGGGAGTGTCCGTGGAGGAACTATCCGAGCAGGAGGAGCAAGAGGAGCCTAAAAAAGACATCAATACAAGGCTTATTGTTGAGTGTTGCGATGTGTCTGTCCTATCGCAGCTGTTTAGCGAGCTACAAGATAGGGGATTCAAGTGCGAACTGAAGGAATAGCAAATAAAACGGAATAATCAGAATAAAACCAAATAAAAAAGACAATGGCAAAGTACAGCAAGAAGATGGTGGACAAGATTGTCGGGCTTGTGAAGTCGGACACTTATACTATTGCTGAAGTTTGTCACCATGTGGGTATTTCAATTAGCACATTCTATCAGTGGCAAGAGGAGCACGAAGAGTTTCGTCAGGCAATCGAAGAGGCAAACGAGGCTCGTATGCAGTTCTTTGTTCAGGAGGCCAAGAAGTCACTATTGAAGAAGATACAAGGCTATGAAGTGACCGAAACCAAGGTTGTGACCGTACCGGGAAAGAAGAAAAACGAGAAGGACAATCCCAAGCCGACAATAAAGGAGCAAACAACAACGAAGAAGCACATAGCCCCTGACACGGCAGCTGTTATTTTCACCTTGACAAATGGAGATCCTAAGCGATGGAAGAACAGACAGAATACGGAAGTGACCGGCAAGGATGGCAAAGATCTATTCAAGACGCTTTCGAACGAAGATCTTGACAAGGAAATTGCAGACCTTGAGAAGAAGTTGAAGCAATGATATGACAAGGAGCGAAAGGGTAAGATATATACAGGCATTGCAAGAGCGGTTGGTGCGAGAGTCTCGTGCCGACCTTTTGCGTTTTACCCTTTCAACAATGCCGACCTTTGAGCCTGCCGACTTTCACAAGCGGTATTATGGGGTGCTTACCAAGTTTGCCAACAAGGAGATAAAGAAGCTAATGGTATTCTTACCTCCTCAACATGGAAAATCGGAGGGTTCTACAAGGCGTTTACCATCTTTCATTTTGGGGCAAAATCCCGATACGAGGGTGGCGATTGTTAGCTATAACGCCCCCAAGGCACGCAAGTTCAATCGTGAGATACAACGCATCATTGACACGCCCGAGTATCAAGAGATATTCCCCGAAACGTGCCTAAACTCTTCTAATGTAACAACCATTGCCGGCTCGTGGCTTCGAAACGCCGATGAATGCGAGATTGTAGGGCATCTTGGCGGATTCAAGACAGTAGGAGTAGGCGGTGCGTTGACGGGTGAACCAGTGGACGTGCTAATCATGGATGACATTTACAAGGATGCCAAAACGGCTTGGTCTTCGATTGTCCGGGAGAGTGTATCGGATTGGTACGACACGGTGGCAGAAACACGTTTGCACAACAATTCGCAGCAGCTTATTGTCTTCACACGTTGGCATGAGGACGACCTTGCAGGCACATTGCTAAGGCAACAAGGAGAGTATCACCCGACAG